AGGGTATTCAGAACATGGACACGAACTTTGCGTATGCACAGTTTTCCGCGCAAGGTGACTATTCCAACGCCATTGCGGGTATTAACGCGAAAGTGCAAGACGCTCGTTTGATTCAGCCCACGACAGCGGGACAGCTCGGCGGCGATGTGTTTAACCTTGCCATGCTCAAATGGGGTCTGTTCGCCAAAGTAAAGATGTTGCAATACGCGGTCAACGTGGGAATCGGTGAGTTCTGGCTTCGATACGGTTACGCAATCAACCGTTTCGGGCGTATGCCGTCAGATTTTCAGGTGATGGAAAAATTCACCTACTGGAAACTCCGTGAAACCTACATCACGTCCAGCTCTTGCCCTGAGACGTACCGGCAGACCATACGCGGCATCTTTGAGAAGGGTGTTACCGTGTGGGCCAACGCCGCTGATATCGGCAACATTGACATGGCAGACAACGCGCCTAAGACAGGAATCACACTGTGAGTCGACGCAAGCGGGACTATGTTGAGGAATACCTGTATGGGCCGTTTCGCGGCAACGCGCCACGCGACCGCAAAGCACTATACGAAACCATGTATATGCGAATTCTTACGGAGTTTGCCACTAACCGTTTCAAGTGGACGGGTCTGCCCGAAGAAATAGACCGCCGGTTCCTTGAGTATGAGCTGTTCAGGCACGCTCTCGCAGTGTTCTTTTATGAGGACAAGAATTTTAACAGGTTCTTTGCGTTGCGTGGTTCCGGTGCTGGTGCATGGAACATGTACGACAACCCAACCCGGTTCACGGTCAGTGGAAACAACATGGCAGGTAAGCTGCCAGCGCACATCAACGGGCGTGACTGTGTGCCGATTTGGGCGAACACGATGCGTGTCCCCGATTGGGATTTGGTGCTCTTGCAGGCCACTAAGCTTGCTGAGATAGAACGCACCATCGAAATTAACCTTATGGCGATGCGTAAGCCGTTCCTGTTCGCGGTGAGTGATAATGAGCGTTTGACGTTTGAGAACATGTGGCGTCAGGTTCAGGAGGGCCAGCCAGCTATTTTCGGTACTGAAGTTTTCCAGGGCAACACCATCGAAGAAAAAATTAAGCTGATCGACTTGAAGATTGACAAAGACCTTGTCATTAACTTGCAGCTTGCGAAATCAAAAATCTGGAATGAGACGATGACATTCCTTGGAATCAACAACTCAAACCAGGACAAGCGTGAACGTCTCGTGGCTGACGAGGTGGGTGCGAACGATGCGCAGGTGTCAGCTGCCCGTAACTCTGCTATGGGTGCGCGTAAGTATGCGGTTGAGCAGATCAACCGGAAGTATGGTCTTAGTGTTGAGGTTGAGTGGAATGAGGACGAGCTGGTTATGTCGTCTTCCGATGGGCCGATGGATGCGCCTAACACTGGCGGGTCAACCGCTGACCTTATGTCTGGACGGAGTAAGAACTAATGCCAACGTTTACGATGCGGTTGTGTGACCTTATCGACTCTGGGTTTGATATCGGCATGGCAACCGCCACTGATTACCCGATTTTTGACGAGGCTTACCGTGCTGTGTTGAATCAGCGCATCACCGATCATTATGCGTTGTATGAGATTGGGCACGAAACGCCGTCAATGTTTAAGTTCGCGCTTAACCGTCGGTTGCGCGAAATTATGAAGTATTATAACCAACTGTATCTGTCTGAGAAGATCGCGTTCGACCCACTGTCGACGATGGATTACACGGACGACACCACGTCAACCAACGCGGTCAATTCTTTGCAGAATGCGACCAACCACAACACCAACGACACGTCATCGCGTGCCAGGGTTGTCAACTCCGAACTACCACAGGTACACCTGTCACCGGACGAGGACTACGCCAGCTCGGGCGCAGACACCGCATCTGACACCACCGCGACCGGAGATGGCACGTCAACGACCACCGGCACGGACACCGCGAATGGTACGGTGAGCCACACCACGCAGGGCAGACAAGGACCAGCGTCCGCGCTACTCATGTCCTACCGTGCAAGCCTGCTGAACATTGATCTTATGGTTATCAAAGACTGCAAGGATTTGTTCATGGGTGTCTGGAACACGAATGATGAATATTCCACGCATGGAAGGATGTACGGCAGTGTCTTTGTCGCCGATGGATACCCTGAGATTTAGTCGCCCCGTAGGAACCACCACACCATTCACGCAACGTGACAATGACACGTTTCTGACGATCCTTAAAGGGTTGCAGGACACGCTCAACGACCTCATTACGGAGGTCAACGCCAACGACGTTGCCGGCCAGAACGACCTGAACACGGCCATTGCAGACCTTACCAATAAGCTGAACCTGTCCCTTATGGACTATGAGGCGTACCTGACAGCGTTGGTGCAGTCCTCGCACGACGAGGGGATCGTGTTCGACCCGACCAACGGTAGCCACATTGAAGGTTTCTCGCTGGTCCTGGGACGCGTGTACGACAACGCTCGTGTGTTCGCATACTTCGCAAAACAGTACGACCAGCTCAACTTGACGGCTGCCACGTATGATGCTCTTGCATACTCGGCGCGTCACTTTGACCTGGGCGTGACCTACCCGACTCTCAACGACACACAAGCGTAAAGGATTATTTCAGTGGCATACACGAACCGCACACCAAACAAGTATCTTCCACAGTTCGTGGAAACTGATAAGCCGTCATGGTTGGGCGATGTTAACGGTGCGTTCAACGCCATTGACAACGCTTTCACCACCGTGGAAAGCGCACAGGCCACCACGAACAACAACGTTCTGACGTTGCAGAACCAGGTCGCCACGCTTAACTCTCAGATTCAGATTCTTAAGGCTGCAATTATCGCGAACGGTGGTCACGTCAGTGGGATCTAGCACGCAAACGGCTAAGCTGGCACTGCCGCAGTTCGGCGACAATGACAAGCCGACATGGCGCGGTGATATCAACGGCGCGTTTGCCGCGATCGACGCGGCTTTCGTTACCAACGACACGCGCAACAACACGCAGGACAACGAAATAACTGCGCTGACCGCTGACGTTGGTAACAAGTTCACTGGACTTGTCAACGCGAAAAGCACCGCGGCTAAGGGTGATGGTGTCACCGATGACGGTGCCGCGTTCGCTGGTGTTGCAGCACACAGCATGATCGTGGTCTCGGCTGGTGTGTACAACATCGCAACCAGTCAGACCATTGTCGCTGACATGATGGTCCTGCCCGGTGCGACGTTCCTCATTGAGACCGGGGCGACCCTGACGATCAAGGGCCACATCTACGCACCATCCCGCGACGTGTTCATTGACAATGGCGGAACCGTTGACCTGTCGCTGTCTGACAATGAGTACAATCTTGCGTGGTTCAAGTCCGGTAACGGTTACATCAACCACCGTTGGGACTTTGCGCGGCGTGCTATGGCAACGTTCGTGCGTAAGCACGTTCGGATTCCTCACCCCACAGCGGACCTTGCCGGGGTCATTATGATTTCACCTAACCGCCCGTCCTGGGGTTTCGATGGTCCGATGACGTTCGATCACACCACCAACACGGTCACGGTGTATGTGGATGCTGAGTTCAAGGCTGCTGGACCGTGCGCGGGGCTCATTCTTATCACCGATGCGACGGTAAAGCCGGACAACCTGTATTTCTATGGTGACGTGCAAGTACAGGTTGACGCTGGTGTGAACGTCGCTTATGGCGTGAACATTCAAGCGTGTGCGCGGGTCACGTTCTGGGGAAACGTTGTTGTCAACGGCGCGCAAACGTCCATTATCATCGGCTCAAAGACTCAACCTTTCCCCGTTGGTTCTGTCCGTTTCTTCGCTGTGCAAGCGTCGTTCTATACGGTCAACGCTGTCAGCATTTACGGCAACAGTCAGACAACCCAAGACGTCACCATTGACACCATTTCAGCGACGGCCGCGCAAGTCGCCGGAACCGATGCTGTGATGATGGGCGGCCTGCTACGCGATATCAAAATCGGTGATGTGTATTACGCCACCGATGTGGCACGATCCGGTTACGTCGCCAACGATGCTGCAAACGCCGTGCATATACAGTCCACCGCAGACGGCGACATTATGCAGATCGAAGTGGCCAACATTTACCAGTCAACGGCAACACAAGGTTTGCTCTCTGACACCGACCCCGTGACACCGCAAGGACTCAGCTCGGTACAGTATGTAACCGTCGAACGGATATTCGGCAAGTATGGCGCGTCTGCCGCGACCCTGAGCCACTGCTACGGCGTGCAAGTCAACGACGTACGCAACAACTCGACCGTGTTCATTGACGCCACCGCCGCTGACTGTCGTGTGGTCGCCGGGGCTGGGTTGAAGAATGTCACCAACAACAGCACATCATCTGTGGTGAACAGTCTTGGGCAGTCCGCGCAAGGTGCGGGTAACCCGCCAGCCCCTGCCGTTGCGTGGCCGTTGGGCGTCCTCATTCGTGAGCCGGGTGACAACAAGATTTATGTTCGCGTGGCAAACAATGGTGTGGCGGCTGATTTTGTGGTGCTTAACTAGATCATGCCTGACATTAAGAGAATGACTTTCGCTGGAAACGTCGCGCACTTGTACCGTGACGACAATTCCATTGTGAAACTCATTCCCTCAGTGCATAACCAATGGGTGCCGGACGGTGGCAACGCTTACCCGTTGCCACCACCGGCACCCGCTGGTGCCACCATCAGCGTTACAGCTGCGATGGTTGAGGCTGCCGTCAACAGTGCCGGTGCCAGTCTGTCAGCGATGGTGGACACCAGCGCGAACATTGCCGCCGCATTCAACAACGCAGTATCCAAGTCCTACCCGAACATTCTGTCCAGCAAAAACCGGGTTGCCTGCCTTATCGGTGAATGCGCGCAAGAATCAGCATGGTTTCAGACCACCACCGAGTATGGTGCCGGGACCCATTCCTACTCACCGTATGACGGTCGCGGATTCATCCAACTCACCAACAAAGCCAACTATGCCGCGTTCGGTGTTTGGCTCAAGTCGTTGGGTCTACTCACCGACTCAAACTATTTCGTAGACAACCCGACAGCGTTATCAGCTTTGGAATGGGCACCGTACACGGCCATTTACTACTTCACCCAAAACTCCTGGGGCGGGTCGAACCTTTTCCAGCTCTGCGACACCGCATCGTCACCCTGGGCGAACATCAGTCGCGCCATCAACGAGGGTGACCCTGCCGCCACCACCCCCGCGAACGGTGAGGCTGCCCGCACAGCCGCGATTGACGCTGTGTTGGGTGTCACCCCTGACCCCACGTCCCCGCCACCGCCTACGGGGCTGCAGGACGCGCTAGCGGCGTGGATGACCGGGCACGTTGGCGCGTTCCGGTACTCGCAAGCCTCACCGCAACGTCTGGACCCGGTGACCTACGGGCAAACCGACTGTTCAGGGCTCACCTACTACGTCTATAAGACCATTGCCAACACGCATATCGGCACCTGGACGGGCACCCATGACGACGGTCAGCAACAGTACGGCACCGTCGTTGAGGACGGTGTTAGCGGGTCGTCACCTAACGAGGCGAACATGGTTAAAGGTGACCTTGTATTCTATAACTGGTCTGGCCCTAACGTCGATTTTGACCATGTGGATATGTATGTGGGGTCAAACCAAGTGTGTGGGCATGGTGGTCCTGGGATGGGGCCGAATACTAAGGTGATGGATACGCGGTGTGCTGCCGCGTACAACTGGCGTGTTCGACGGTACATTTAACCCATGCCATCTAGTTACTACGACTTTGGACCGGTGCTATCACGCAACGGTGTGTATAACTTCATCCTGGGTGCGCGTGGACTCGGTAAAACCTATGGCGCGAAACGTAAAGCGATACGGGACTACATCAACAAGGGTGACCAGTTCATCTATCTGCGCCGGTACAACACCGAGCTAAAGTCTGTCAAGACCACGTTTATTGCCGATATTGCGCACGAGTTTCCGCAGCTCACCTTCCGTTTGCAGGGTGAAGAATTGCAGGCGCGACCTACGGGCAGCGAAAAACCATGGGATACCATGTGCTATTTCGTGGCGCTGTCTAAGACTCAGCAGAAAAAGTCTGTGTCTTACCCGCGTGTGAAAACCATCATCT